GGTTGCCCACTGTTCCCGGGGCATACCTTCGGGTTGGACGGTCAAGTCGTTGCCCATAGTTACTCCTTGATAAGCGTATGGATTTTGTTGAAGATGGCAACGAAATCGTTATCGTTATACTGGCCAGCGAGGATGTGACCTGCAATGAACGCAGCAGCTTGCTTGTCGGAGAACATCTTGCCACCACCCCACTTACCGCTACCCTGTCTCGGGACTGCTCCCTCAACCCAGGTGACGTTATAGTTGGTGTACTGACCGTTCTGTTTGGCAACGTATTCAACTTCAATTTCCTTGGCAGTATCCTGTGCTGTTTGCAACAGGGCTATGAGGTCTTTCTTGAAACACCCCATCTTCAGGCCGGATCCCCGGAAGAAGATGTAGGGGCCATAGTTCCCCTGCTTGGTTTCAATGTTGGTGACTAGGACTCGTTTCTTAGTTGGTCCAGTTGGGGTTGGCTCAGTTCCACCTTGCTGTCCCTGAGCTGGCGTAGTGCCATAGTTTCCCCCTGCTCCCTGAGCTGGAGGCTGAGGTGCAGGCTGGATCGGGTCGGCGAATGGATCGTCCTGTGGCAGGTCTGACATGTCCATAACAGATTCTCCTTTAGGTTACTAAACTCTAACGAATGTGACCGGAAGATAGCGTGGTGGGCGGTACCATCTGGCGCAGGTTTGTGACAGAACCGGCACCGCCCCTTGTCACGCAGGTAGACTGCTTCCTTCTGTTCTTTCCATCCACTGTTATTCATGACAGTAGTATAGTGGAAATAGACAGTACAGTCAACCTTGTTCTTTCTCCAGGATCTCACCCCAGCCAGCCAGGTTATTCCAGGCTGCCTGTTTGTGATAATCCTCAACAGCCTTCTGTTTACACAAGGTGTTGTACATCTGTGCGTTGGAGATTGCGAAGTACCAGAAGCCATTACCGTCCTGGTTCATGACGGCGCAACCGGATCGGAGTGCTTGCCTGTCCATATCGTTCAGACGAGCAACACACCAGTCAAGATCCTTATAGGCTATGACCAGGGGTTTATCCCAGGCTTCCTCATAGGCAGCTCTCATGCCTATGCGTTTGGCCAGTGTCATCTGTTTCTTCCACTTCTCAAAGTTGGGAGAGTTGGATTGGACAGGGATGGTAGATGGTTCAATCATCAGTACCCTCCGGATCTTCTGGCATGAAGCTGGTCTGTACCGTATCCGGTTCCCACTTGAAGTAGGACAGGGTGTACTTCTCCCCGGGTCGGTGCTTGTCCTCAAAGGTATTCTCCAGTACCGGGCGTACGCCATCGCCTATGTACATCTTTTCCTTGACGGCATAGGTGACAAGTACCGGGCCTCTGAGATACTTAGTGGGTACAGCGATGTACTTCTCCCGCCCCTTCATCCCCAGCTTGTAGCCGGGGATGAGGGTATGGACACGGTACAGGGTGTACTGCTGATGAGTGTTGTTGAAGCTCATGTCTAGTCCTTTACATCAAAGGTTGGATCGTTTGCCATGATGGCCTGGCAATACTGACAATCACATGACTTCATCTCACGACAGATGGAACGGTATGAGCAGTACGAACACTGCCAGTATACCGGATCATCCGATGGGATCTTGGCCGGTAGGGTACCGTCCTTCTGGTACTGCGCCCAGGCTGCTTCCAGCAGTTTGAGTTCACGTTCAACGTCCCACATCTGGAGTGGTACTTCAGCCATGAACATGTTGGACTTGCAGATGTAGACTATCCGGGCCTCGTCTATCTTCACCCCGGACTTCCGAAGGAAGTAGACATAGGCAGACAACTGGGCATGGTGATGGGGGTAGGCATTAGCCAGTTCATCCTCAAGGCAACGCTTGCCTTTCATGTAGCGGTTCATGGCAAGGAAGTGTATGGACTTCAGTTCATACGCTATCATCTTGCCGTTCACCTCAACGATCATGTCTACATGGCCAGACACCTTGTCTGTCCAGGGTTCAATCTTTTTGACAGTACCGTCATCCACTATCGGGATCTGGATCTCCATCCCTCGGATGTGGAAGTCAGAGGACTTGTTGTCCTGAGCCTGCTTCTGGATGTAGGAATGGATCATGTCACCGAAGGCAAAGTTCTTCAGTGACTTGGGACATTCGGGTAGCCCGGCTATATCAGCCCGGCGGTACATACGCTTGCGCATACAGGTACCGAAGCCTGACATGTGCCACTTAGTGGGATCTCTGGTTTCCTCAGAGGCGTAGTCTTTGTACGCCTGTACTGAGATGAAGTCAGAGAGTGAGAGGATCTTCATGCGTTCTCCTTTGTGATTGAGTAATTGGATATGCCTTCGTCTTTGAGCAAGGCGCTGATGTAACCTTCCACATTCTCCGGGGTAACATCCCAGGATGGGAAGTTTGAGAAGTACCCGGTATGTGAGATGACACCGGGTCCATCGTGAGTGAACTCCAGATGGGATTGGTGATCTCCAAAGTATTTGAAGACCACACCGCACTTCCACACTTCAGGAAACAGCGTGTCGGTAGCAGTAGCGATACTGTACACGACATCGTATGTCTTTCCAGATGTCTCTATCATACTTGCTCCGTCATGATAAGTGAGGATGAGGATGAGGCGAACAACTTCTGGATAGCCGCCTTCAGTGCTACCCGGCACTGAGTGAAGTGAAACTCCGGAGACACTTCCCACTCGTCAATGAAACGATTGGGATGGTCCGGCAGTTCAAACAGCCATTCACTACTCGGCTTGTTGACACCGTGCTTCGTAGTGTAGGTATGTTTGCTGATCCTGTTCGGGCGGTAGCCTTTATGTAGCAAGAAGGCAGCAATGTCTATGTTGCCTGTTGCGTAGGTGTATCTCATTCTACCTCCGGTATATCTGGATAGTCAGGTTCCTCTGATGAGGGGATACGGTTACCGACCTGTTCTCCGCACTCGGGGCAGAGCCAACCACCGTATCCATTGTCTTCCATCGGTTCACCGCAAGAGCAGTAAACCATAGCGCAGTTAGGGCAACTCATTTCTCCCTCCGCATTTCAGCGATACAAGTATCCACTACGAGATTGATGATCTCCTTGGCCATCTCATTGATGGATGCTGATTGCCGGGTGAGATCGTACTTGGTGAGTATGATCTTCTCCACCTTGTTAGTCAGTCCGATAAACGATAGCTTCTCGGTCATGACATTCTCCTTATTCAAGTGTAAGCCAGTCAACACGGAAGTCAGGCAGGTAGGCCTTGCGTCCAGACCAGGGAGTCCAACCCTGTGCTTCGTACAGTTGACGAGCAACAGTCAGGTTGATCTCCGGGTCAAACAGAAGTTCCTTACATTCAGCATCGCTGAGTGATCCACCTACCAAGCCTTCCACTTTCTTGCAGTGTCCGGCAGGTATGTTGATCTGGAACATTCCGATTGACCAACCGTTATCACCTTTGGCATACCAGTCGTACCTTGACTCGGGCCAGGTGATGAGACACATCTGCATTGCAGATAGTTCTCCGTACCAGTTGACCCAGTCCTGGTAGAAGGTAGCCATGTTTACATTTCCTTTACACTCATTCCACTGATCAACGGCATACTGCCAGTTGTATACAGAGTTGGATGAGATGCCAGGTTCTACGCTGGCAACGCTTGCCTCAAGCGCTGGGGCTATCGGCTCCGGAGTGGTGTCCTCTATCGTCTGGACACTATCTGCCTCTACAGACGATCCTACGCGTTCAGGATTGAATACGCCCCAGGTTACTGCAATGAAGCAGAGAAGTAGGAAGGACATACCTGACACCAATACAAAGTGATTAAGTATGGTCTGAGTCTCTTGGATGGCAGGGTGTACCCTGACCATCTTGATGTTTGTTTTCTCCATTTGTCTAGTCTCTTTACAAATTAGATAGGTTAGGCAGCAGCACAGCGTGCTTCATGTTTCTCCTTTCCAAGTATGTAGTTGGTAGCAACACGAGCCTTGGCTGCAGCCTTGATGATCCAGTCCGGGTTATCACCCAGACGTTTCAGCCAACCCTGCAGGTAGGCAACGGTATTGTCTATGGTAGGGGCAGCAGTGCCAGCCTTGTGACCAAGGAAGCATGCGCCCATCTCGGCAACCAGTTCCTCAAAGGAATAGTTGCTACGATCCTCAAGGTTACGGTCAAGCCGTGACTTGTGACCAGTGCTATGCGTCAGTTCATGGAACAATGCCTGAGCATAGTCTTCAGGATGGTCAAAGTATTTCGCCTTGGGCATGATGAGTTCATCCTTCACCGGATTGTATGCACAGTATGTGCCATCCACGAATGGTGGACATCCGATGTACTGAGTGAGGATCTCACCTACTGACTGGATAGGTGGGGCTTCCACCTTCGTGTCTGGTAGTGTGGTCTGGTTGTGGTTGAACACAGCCCAGGCTGAGAACATGGGGTACTTGCCAATGACCTTACCCTCTTTGTCCTTCTTGTCCACCAGTTTGTAGTGGACAATGGTGGTAGCATGTTCGCCTTTCTTCACCGATCCCCCGAGCTGGCGTACCTGATTGAAGGTGTACCAGTAGGGATGATCTTGCCGAGAGAAGGCGAGTAGCAGGACGTTGATGCCCTGGTACTCGTGGTGAGTGACACCGTTCTGGTAGTCACAATCCCACGTCTTGTGCCAGGGTATCTGACCCTGCCGGAGTTTATCCAGCAGGGCTTGGGTGATTTTATCAGTGTTCATGATTGATCCCCGGTAATGGTTTGATCAGTGATGAGGTCCGGGTTGAAGTCTCCGACTTCCGTACCCTGACCTGACCAGCATTGGTCACACATACCAACGCTGAGTTTGATTGAGCGTTTGACTTCAGCATCAGACATAGGCTGATGACAGAAGGGACAGGTTGCTGTGATCATGCGTCACCATCCGAGATAATGACTGAGATGTAGACGATGTCACCTTCAGCCCATACGTCTTCAATCCAAGCGTTGAAGTCCGATAGGCTGAGGTCATGTACATGCTTCACCTTCCAGGGTGAGGCATACACCAGCCGGGTGTACTCCATGCCATGTACTGCGTACACGTCATCGGGGTACTTGCCGGATCGGATGAGACCATGCGCTCCCATCCGTTCATCCAGCGTACCGACATGCCAGGGTAGGTTAGACATTGTCCACCTCCAGGTTGTAGATAGCGGACAGCATGTTGACTGCGTCAACGTACCGGGCATGTGCCTGTTCCACTAGCGCCTGTTCTTCAGGCTCCAGTGCCAGGTCATCAACGAACTCCTGCATCAGCCGATAGGCTGAGCAGATTTTCTGTATTTGTTTGAGAAGCATTTCGTCTGGCATTGCAGACTCCTGTTTAGATATAGACTGATGAGATGTAAACGTGCCTGGTGGGTCACCTCCTTTCCTAGATAAGTATACAATAGTACTGTCAGTAATGTCAACAGTCGGGAGAGGTCAGATGTTTGATGAGACCGCCTAACATCTTGGCGATGTCACGGGCTTCCTGATCCATGACCTCACGTTGTTCCGGGGTGATGATGTTCAGGTCAGCCAGTACATACAGGCAGGATCTGAACTCACCAGCGTAACCACGGGCAGCGGTGAGGTAACGAGGGAACGATTTGTTTTCTCTAGCCTCATAGCCTTTGGCTATGTTGTTCAGGATAGAGAGCGAGTCACGCAGGATCACCTTACAGGGAATGGTGTCTCGCATGGATGACTTAGTCAGCACATCGGCAGTAGCAACCACCAGGTTGCGGGTTTTCTGCCAGACCTTGAGATCTTCAAACTGTGGATAGGACATTCCTATCTCCTTGTGATAATAGAGATGTAGATAGTACCTTCGTCTGTCCAGATGAACTCCATGAATGCTCCAAAGTTAGAGAGCATATTCAACTGGTCGCAATCAATCTGATGTTCAGACCAGAAGGTGTAGCGAGTAAGCGTGTCACCGTGTTCATCTTTCCGTGGGCTTTCAGACCACTGGTCAAGCACCGACTTACCGCACCGATGTAGACCTTCACGCTTGAGGGCTTGGAACAGGGTTTCACCTTCCAGGTTACGATAGCGCATGTTCATAGCATGCTCCTTGTTAAGTAACTAGACAATGGTTCAACTTACAATACGCCTACCTCCTGAAGGCGAGTGATAATAGATGGGTACAGGGTTGGCGGTGGTTCAACTTACGAGTAGGGTCCCCGGCCAGTACCAGTCCGAGGCGAGAGGAACGGTGGGGGTCACCACCACCCACACCTCCGGAACGAACCGAAGGCTAGGGTGGTGGTGACCCCCACTCTTTGGCAAGGTGCGCTATGCCCTGTTCTTTCCCAGCATTTGGGTACGGGCAAGGCGAGCGTAGCGGTGGGCTGCCACTGCGTTGCCACCTCTACGCATCTGCTCACTCTTGACCGCCCACGTCAGCCAGGTATCGGGTACACTGGCAGGCGTTTTCTGTTTCTGTTTGCTGTCCATAGGGGACACTCCGTAAGATATAAAACAAAAGGATAAACTCTTTTGGAATGAGAGGGAGATGGGCGTGCCACCTCCCTCTCTGTTTGCATTTATATCCACAAGGCATCGGGGTCAAGGCCATCGTCAGCGATGACCTTGGGCGGGATGTCCCTGCTATGGTCAAGGTCGTCAGCTACGACCTCTCTTGTGTAAGCATACGCTTCGGGGGAAGGTTTGCCGGAAGGGGGGCAACCCTGTGCAACCCAAGTGTCCATGTCCTCGTAGAACGAGGTCCAGTCCGTGTATTCTCTGGTTTCCATGGGAGAGGGAACGGTGGGATCGGTGATCTGAGCGACCGCATCTTCCAACTCTGCCTCCCCTTCAGGGTCACCGATGGGCGAGACGAGCGAGACGCTGACGTGGTTCACGTCTGGTTGTCTGCTCTTGATTTCTTCTCTGGATTTCTTATAGGCAGGGTGTGCCAACACCCACTCAGGAACGTAGGACTTGGGCTTCGTATCCTGTTTACGCAGGGTGTTCACGATAGCGAGAGCATGTTCTCTGCTCTCAATCGTGCAGGACCAGTGGCGTTGTACACCAGTGGTGCGATGCGTTATCTCAAAGAACGCTTCGCATGGGTAGGCAGGTGCGAGCTTCTTTATCTTCTCATTGTACCACCCATACTTCTTGAACAGGTTCTTCGCTACCGTTCCATCCGGGTCTGTGATGGCGTAGGGAACAGGTCCATAAATGATGTGGGTACTGTTCTCTCGGAGACAGTCAACGTCTGTGCGCATGTCTGATACCTCATAATAAATAATCTGAAACCTATCTGATAATTGAATTATCTACTCATATTCTCCTCGGCAAGCCGTGCAAGCACATCTCCGTGACACGGAAGAGGGGCGCAAAAGCAACCAAGAGTCTTGCCGATAAGCTCAGTAATCTGAGCGAGTAATTCTGGTTTATTGCGAATGTACGTCTCGTACTTCGCAATAACTTCCTCCCGATTCCCATCGGGTCCAATCCTGAACGGATTTCCCCATTTACTTCCTCTCCCGATATACACATCGTACGCACTATGATACTTGTTCACCACTTTGCAAAGCATTTTCAACTCCTAATAAATATAAATCTGAAACCTAACCAATCCCCACTAATTATTTAAACACCTCTAGTGCCTCATAGCACCGAAGGCTGTCAAGTCGCTGTTAGGCAGCCTAGAGCTAAGAATGATAGGGTTGCTAAATGTCTGCGATCATAGATTAGCACCTCGTTTGTAGGGCTCAGGTGCCTCACAACGGTAATCCGTTGGGAGCCTTGACTGCCTGGTTTTCTGGATGACACTGGTGGGTTGTGCTATGAGAAAATGAAAGGGCAACGCACTCCTAAGATAAATTATTCATAGACCAACATGTACAGTTTTACTGGCGCTCAGCAAAGGTGACGAGGAAATCGGGCGTCCAGGCGGTGTTTCATTGGCAGCTTTGCATAGCGCCAGTCAGGTGCAGTATGTCTTACTCAACTGCTCACCGCATGCCTGTCTTGTGACTGGCCGGTTATACGATAACTCTTTGTTAGGCCAGGCACAGATGGAGCGCTGGTTGCGAAGCGCGGGGGGTAGCTTACTATTCTTTTGTGGGAATACTAAGATAGATGCCACGCTCTGGAACGACACAGGCGATGCCCGATATAGTCTTGGCGTGGCTCTGGTTTCTTTTGTTGTGAGATATAGGACCCGAGCGTTAGCGAGGCTAAGCCGGGATCCTATATAGTCATGTTCTCTTATTCGGCAAAGAGAGCATGACAGGTAGAGGATGCCGTGTATGTTTAGCATTTTCTTACTAAGAAAATGGTCAAAAGAAATGAATGGCTATACTGTATTGGCGCTAGCGCTTAAAGTGAGGTGGGTTTCTATGCAATTCTTCTGATATCATAACGCGTATAGCGCTGTAGCATATTGCTACTGAGATATGGTTGAGTAAAAAGGAAAGAAAGAAAGTGTAAAGTAACTAGACAGATAAAAGGAAGTAGTAAGGTAGTAAAGAGAGAGAGAGTAAAGTAGGGTAAAGTAGTAATGTGAGATAGCAGTAGCTAGTAAAGTAAGAAAGTAAAAGCGTAAGAGAAATTGTATAGTAGAAAGATAGTAAGTAAGTAGAGAGTAAAGTAGTCGGGAGTAAAAGAAGGAATTGTATTTATTGTATAGTAGTCAGTTAGTAGGTAGGTAGTATGTGTGTGTAGAGTAGTAGTGTGTAGGTAGTAGAAGCAGAGATAGTGTAAGCAAGAGTAGGGGTAGCGTGGTACCCAGTGGGGAGGGTTGGTGAGTAATAGTAGTAGTGACATAATATAAACCCATCTCATTGCTACAGACGTGTAGGGAGCAAAAAGGGGTAAAAAGGGTAAAGGATCCCCGGATTAGCTGAGGATAAGGACAGTAGTTGGTATGTCCAGGCCTCTCAGGATGGCGTAAGAATCCGTGCTGAGACAAGATGGGAGGAATACGTCACTAGGTTAGGGGAAGGGGTAGCCGATGGCTATGGCCCCGGTGAAGATGAGGGCATTACTATTATAGGAAGGATTGAAGATGGGGAGATCTTCTGGCCGGATGTTGGGGTTACAGAAGCAGGAGGCGAGATTGAGGGAATGGGCAGAGTAGAGGATGTGCATGGCGAGGAAGCCGCCGTCCAGGTAGGGCATGAAGGAGAGTTCGCCTGGTGCTTTGTAGGCTTCAGGGTGAGCGAAGATGAGGAAGACGAGGGGAGCATAGTCCAGCCAGTTCTTGCCTCCGACCAGGAGGGAAGCGAGAGGTGGGATGTGATCACCTTTGATCTCAGAGACGGTCATAGCGTGACGGTTACAGGAGGAAGGGGCGAGGGGCATGAGAGCATTGAGTTTGCGTAGAAGCTCAGGGGAGATGGGATCTGGCTTGAAGATGCGGTCTGAGTGGCGGGAGGTAGCAAGGAAGTGGAAAGCGTCTTCTTTATAGTGAAGCAACTGTTCCTTCTTTCTGGCTTGGTGTAAGAGGTAGGCGTCCTGGAAGGGATCGGCACTCATAGGTACTCCTTTGGTACGGTAAATGTGTACTCCTTATAGCGGGGCGAGTAGCCTCTGCCTTTGGGGATCTGCTCTAATTGTAGACCTGTTTCATCAAAAAGGTAATCATATCCGATGGACTGATACTTGAGGTTGGGGTCAAGTTTCGTGAAAACCTCAGCCCGCAATTTTCTGTTGGAGGGGTTGATCATCTTGAGGTGGTAGATATTGACCGGGAGATGGCAGAAGGTATAGCCAGCGTTTATGGGGTAGGACTTGCACTGGATGGGAGACTTATCAAAGACCTGGCCGGGCTTGATGGCAAAGAGGCGGGGCCGTTTCTTTTTCCCCCAGATGCCGTCTATGCGATATGTGCGTGGAGTCCATAACTCCCGGAGATCAAAGGTGTAGATGATATTGGGGTTATTGTAGAAGAACTCAGAGCCGGGGTACTTGAACTCAGCGGGTGGGAGATAGTAGGTGTGGTACTTCAGGAAGAACTCTTTCCGGGTGAGAGGACGTTTGGGATGCTGTTCAAATTCAATGGCTTGTCTTATAATGGTACCAGCGTTTTTCTCCCACCGTTCATCAGGTGAAGTGATGAGAAGATAGTCAGCCTTTTTTTTGATAGCAAGGTTACGGATCAGGTACCGGTACTCAGACTCATTACGCCAGAGGCGGTCATGCTTGGTATCATCTAGGATAGCGAAGTCATCAACCCAGGGAGAGAGATTGGCTACACAGTCCTCCACCAATTCCTTATCGTATCGGAAGCCGAACCCGGCGACAATGCGTACACCCATGCTCACCTGCGTAGTAAGTATCAAGGACCGTCCGGTAACGCTGGCCGGTAATTTCTATACCAGTGTAATAGCACAGACGATACCCTGCAAGCTGATCGTGGTGGATTATGGGAGCAGGCCGGAGAACCTGGAATGGGAACGCCGGATGTTCAAGGATGACCTGGTGATCGTGGGCAATGCCCAACCCCTTTTCAATATCAGCCATGCCAACAACATCGGGATACGGCGGGCGAAGACAGAGTGGGTGATGACCTGCGGGATAGATATGATCTTCAGTGAGAACCTGATGGAGACTTACCTGAGGGCAGTGACCGATGACCCGAAGACTCTGATCGGGTGTTCGCCTTCCTACCTGGACTCTGATGGGAAAGAGTACAAGGTGGGGAACAGGCCGTGCTGCCTCTGCTTCAACCGTCACTGGCTGAACTCGGTCCAGGGCTATGATGAGAACTTCAAGGGCTGGGGCAGTGAGGATGAAGACATACGCCGGAGAGCGCTGGAGAGTGGCTACCATCTGATGGATGCCCGGCCCCGGGCCTGGCTGATCCACCAGCACCATGAACTGACCAGGGACATGAGACAGGCGCAGGTGAACAACAACTATCTGAACATGCCCGGCAAGGGACTGAAGCGTAACCCTGATGGCTGGGGCAAGTGTACGGTCTATATCAAATAGGAGGCGACTATGATCTATGGTCAGAGAGACCCGAGGTGGGCAGATGAGAACCTGGGCTTCAGTAACAGCAAGATCGGTGGCTGGGGCTGTACGATAACCTGCCTGGCCATGCTGGCCGGGTTGACCCCGAGCGAAGTCAATCAGAGAATGAAGGATGTCGGAGGTTTCGCCAATGGCAATCTCGTCCTATGGGGCAAGATCAATCAGGCTATCCCCTGGCTGAACTTCCAGGCCAGGCGGTACTCGTTGAACTGGGATGAACTGAACGGTGCCATCCATAACTTCAACGCCTGCCTGGTAGAGGTGGACTTTGATAACAACATCCGTACCAACGGCAAGCACTGGGTACTGTACCTGCGGGATGATCAGATGGCTGACCCCTGGACAGGGCAGGTAGATAGCAGAGAGAGGTACGGTATCGTTACTGGCTATTCCATTATTGAGGCAAAGGCGAACATGATCCCACTGAGCGAACGTGCGATTGCAGTGATAGACAAGATGGGGAATGAGACTCTGGAGAATATGTTTGTGGATGGAGATCCTATAACTGGCACTCAACTGATGACACTGCCAAGAACGGAGATTGACATATACATTACGCTTCAGGCCCAGGCAAGAGACCTGACCGCCAAGGTAGCCGACCTGACTGCCAAGCTTAAAGCAGCTACGGCAAACGCTGCGAACACGTCAAAGATCAAAGAACTGACCGATGCTCTCAAGACAGCAAACGACAAAAGGACAGCGACCACTCAGAGACTCAAGGTGATCTACGGACTTATGAAAACAGCGGTAACCAACACATGAACCAGCGACTACTGGATTTGATGCAAGACAGAGAGACTCTCGTACCTCCGATGAAGGATGCCATGTGGCAGACCTATCGGAATATCGTACTTTATTTTCTTAGCCAGGAGATCATCAATGCTGAACGGACCAATGAAGGAAGCCCTGCTAGAGGCAGCGAGACTCGTGCTTATGTCTGTGGTGGCGAACCTATTGCTCATGATTGAATCAGGGAGCATAGACTGGCGGGTGGTATTCACCGGCGCAATCGTGGTAGTGCTGCGCTTCACGGACAAGATCCTGCATGAACTGGGGAAAGAAAACAACGATCCTATGCTTACCAAAGGTCTCACGAGGTTCTGATGAAAAAAGGTACAAAGTCAAAGGCTACGTTCTTTTCCGGCCAGTACGCTGAGAAGGGTAAAGCCATGCAGTGTACTGCCCATGTGAAGGGTGGGACTGCCCAGTGCAAGCGGTACGCCGTGCCGGGCAAGGCCGTCTGCCGGGTGCATGGTGGCATGAACCCCGGGCCTCCGAAGCAGATAGGCCGGTATGGCCGGTACGCTGACCAGTCGCTTCAGGAGAAGCTGAACGAACTGTACTCTGATACTGACTACAAGAACGTGAAGGACGAACTGATCCTGCTCCGGGGCCTGATCGGCCAGGAGTTTGAACGTGCCAAGGAAGCCAAGAAGCGCATAGATGGCAAGAAGGATGACAAGGGCAATCCCATCTATGACAAGGATACCGAGGTCAAGGCTTACAAGATCATTGAACTGGTCAAGGAAATACGCAGCACCGTAGAGACTATTGAGCGGATAGAGAACGAACGGCAGTACATGTTATCCGTGAAGAACGTGGAACGGCTGATGTATGCCTGGATCTCCATATTAGGAAAGCATATCACTGATGTATCAACCCTCGTCTCAATCCAGAAAGAACTCTCAACCACCCTCATTGACAGCTCTGCTCAGCCAAGGCTTGGAGAAGGAGATAGAAAAGAAGCATCTTATCTCCGAAGCGGAAGTGGGAAAGAACGATCTGATGTACTTCTGCCAGAAGATTCTGCACTATGAGGATGTGAATGAGCATACGCACCGCAGGCTACTGGACTACCTGGGGCGTGAAGACCTACCCTACAAGCTGATACTGATGCCTCGTGGCCACCTGAAGACCAGCGTGGTCACTATCGGCAGTACCCTGCAGCGCTACATCCAGGATCCGAACAAGCGTACCCTGATAGTGAATGCCACTGGCAAGAATGCCCGGGCGTTCATGAGAAGTATCCAGACCCATATCACACAGAACAAAGACTTTGTCAGGCTCTATGGAGAGAACGAATATGGAAAGCTGGCGTACCAACCTGATACATGGAACCAGTGGGAGATCGTGCTACCCCGGTCTGCAATTTATACCGAACCCACGATCAAAGTCTCTGGCCTCACTGCAACATCAGTTTCCCAGCATTACGATAGAATCATACTTGATGACCTGGTCAACCGGGAGTCAATCAGTACATCTGATCAGATCGCCAAGACGATCCAGTACTACAAAGACTACGAAGACCTGTTAGAGCCGGACGGTGAGATGATAGTCATCGGCACCCGCTGGCACTGGGGCGACCTGTATGGCTGGCTGATGGAGAACGCCAGTGAGGCTTTCAATGAGCCGCTGGTCATGCAAGCGGTCAAGGATGGCGACCTGGAGAATGGTGAGATCCTGTTCCCCCAGAAGTTCAGCCGGAAGAAGCTGATCAGCCTGAAGGCTATCAAGGGACCGTATGACTTCTCCTGCCAGTATTTGAATATGCCTACCGCCCCGGAGGACGCTGTCTTCCAGAAGCGGTGGTTCCGCTACTACAAGTTTGACCAGGACAAAGTCCAGTTACTAGACACGAAGGGGAACGTGCGAGACACGTTTGATAAAACTGCACTCAACGTGTACATCTCCATTGACCCTGCTATTTCAGAGAAGAAGGATGGTGATTTCACAGGGCTTATCGTTGTGGGCGTTGACATTCTCAACCGGTGGTTCATACTAGAATGTGTACGGATGAAGCTACGTCCGAGCGAGATCATACCCAAGGCTTTGTCCTACGCAGACACCTATCATGCCAAGGCTATCGGGGTTGAGTCTGTTGCCTTTACAAAGTCGCTCGTGTATGATTTCAATGAAGCAGTAGCAGAACGGCAGAAACGGTACAATATCGTGGAGATCAAGCCAGAGACTACGATCAGCAAGGACATGAGGATAGCGGGATTGCAGCCGAAGTACGCCCGGGGGCAGATGTTCCACACGCTCAATATGAAAGATGGAGACCTGGAGACAGAACTATTGCATCATCCGAGACCAGTACATGACGATCTATCTGACGCTTTGCAGCAGATCCTACAATTCGCAAAAGTCCCCAGGGACTTCAACAACGATGAGGTTCCCCAGCAACCCGGTGTGGATGCGTACCGTCAAGCTAATCCCTACACAGGTTGGTAAACATGGCTAAGCTCTCCAAAGACGAACAGCAATATGTGGTAGACGAACAGCTAGAGCTGTTCAATTACTATGACAAGCAACGTGCCAGCTACGAGAGAATGTGGAACACTGTCTACAAACTGTACAATGCGTTCGTAGACAAGAAGAACTATCCCTGGAAATCCAATCTTTTCATACCTCTGGCCTTCCAGATCATTGAGAACATACTGCCCCGCTACATCAACGGCAGTATCTTTTTTGACTATCAGCCCAAGAGCCAGGAAGACATAGACAAGGCTCGGGCCATGAACCTGCTGGTGAATGACTACCAGCTACCGAACATGCGCTTTCTATACAAGGAGATCCTCTGGCTGAAGCAGGAGATCATCTACGGTACGGCCTGGGCGTTCCCACGCTGGGCTATCAAAAGCCGTATCCAGCCGACCGACAAGTCAACCAAGCCGATGTTCAAGGAGAAGTCGGACATCTACAAGCCCTACTACCAGGGGCCGGAGATTGAGATAGCCGATACCTTCCACGTCTGGGGTGACGCTCGTGCCGATGATGAGACCAAGAGTACCGCCATCATCTACGAAGACATCATGGATATTGATTACTTCATGCAGCAGTACGCTGAAGACCTGAAGGACAATGCCATCACTCGTGAGGATCTGGAGAAAAGCTGGGAGAATATGAAGCACAAGTACGATACCCTGAAGTATGACGTAAAGGGGTCTCGTAATAACAATTCCCCAAAGTGCAAGCATGTAGTGGTCATGAAGCTGTTCTACGATAACCGGTGGGTCACTCTGGCCAACCGCACGAACCTGATCATGGATCATGAGAACCCGATATTCTATCCGGGCAAGCCGGTGTCCCGGCTCTGCTCAATCCCCATGAAGGGCGAGCTGTACGCCAAGACCGTACTGGACATGATCACCTCCCTGCAGTTTGAGATCAATGACATCCGCAATCAGCGCATTGATAACGTGAAGCTGAGCATTGACCGTATGGCTATCGCAGCCAAGAATAGCTCACTGAACCAGGCTCAGATGGGTACCGCCCCCGGCAAGATCTTCTGGGTGGATGAGGTAGAGGAAGTCACTACTGCTCTGAAGTTCCTGGATATGCCAGATGTGTCACAGTCTGGCCTGTTTGAAGAAGACAAGATCTACCGGGACTTTGAACGTACTACCGGCATGACTGACTTCCAGTCTGGCGTGGGTAGCGTTGAGGGTGCAACGGTAGGCTCTCTGCTGGAAGCCAAGCTGAACAGCAAGATCCTCGCCAGGACAAAGACACTGGCAGCCAGCGGCCTCCACACCCTGGGGCAGATCCTTGCCAGCCTGAACGAACAGTACATGAAAGAGGAAGTAGCCGTCCGGGTACTCGGAGATAATGGGCAGTGGTCATTCCCTGACAGCCACAAGGTCAAGCCTGACCAGCTCACGAGCGTACTGGATCTGAACGTAGAGTTCCGTCCCTCCAATGAGTTCCGTAAACCTCAGATACTCCAGAGCATGATGCAGTTGATGCCGTATGCCAAGACCGATCCGAACATTGACATGAGAGCCTACTGGGAAGAAATCTTCAATCTGCTGGAGCAGAAGAACAGTGCTGGCCTGTTCGTCACAGACGACAAGAAGAAGGCTCCTGCTTCTCCCCCGATTGAGGCACACCAGGCCCGGGAGGAAAACGAGTTGATCAGCACTGGCCAGACTCCCAAGCCTAACCAGAACGACAATCACTCTCTCCACCTGATGATCCACAACCTGGGGTTGAATGAAGCCAAGACACCGGATGAACGTGACCGGTATCGTCAGCATATCGGGCTGCATACCCAGTACAAGGGAGGCAAGGGCTATGTCACTGAGCAACCAGAAATGCAAGGGCAGCCGGAAGAAGGGCAAAAAGAGATAGCACCGGACGTGATGGAAGTTATGAATCAAGCTAACCAAGCTGCTCAAGGCAGCGGTCTGACTAATCCTGCAGAACAGGAAGGAGGTAAACGTGCCTACACGAGGTTCGGTAGCAGCAACGTCCCCGAAGGAATCTAATGAGCTGGAACGTATCATGCTCAAACAGATCCAGGAGGCAGAGGTCATGCAGGGCTTCATTGAAAGCCCAGGATGGCTATTGCTGAAAGAGTTCATGATTGATAGGATACGGAACGCCAAGAACAAAGTGTTTGAGAAAGCCTTCCCTGTCGTGGAGTTGGAAGCAACGAAGCGAGAGGTTTACATACTGAAGAAGATCCTTGAAAGGCCAGACCGTATGATTGAGATGGGAGCAGAAGCAACCAAGAGTTTAGGTTCCAAGTCATCCAAGTAATATAAGGATAAGCCATGACCGACACCACCAACAACCCCGGGACAACGGACTCCCCCGATGGAAAGGTACAGGAGACGCTCGGAGCGTTCACTGTCCCCTCTCAGTCGGAGGAACAATCCAGCGAAACCCCCGAGGCTGGTACCGCCGAAGGTCAGGACAAGACCCCGGAAAAGTTCTGGGGCAAGTTCAATTCAGAGGACGATGCAAAGAAGTCCTACGAAGAAGCCCAGGCAGAGTTGACCAGATCCAAGCAGGAATTGGCCGACCTCAAGAGGCAAGCACCGCAAGCTGTCCAGCCACAGGCCCAGCCTGAGCCGGAACAGAAGTTCATTGATTTTCAGATAGGGGAACAGCCCGAGCAGAAAGCTGCACTGTACCCCGGAACCGAGCAGATGCTTGGTGGAGCAGTTGACAAACGGCTAGGTCAATTCGCTGCCCAGGTATCAGGTCAGCTCAACCCTGTATTGGCCCAGATGTCCAAACAGATCCAAGAGCTTCAAGGCAAGCTCAACATTTCAGAAAGCCGAACTGTAGCTGCAACAGCCGCAAATGATTTCCCTGAATTGAAATCTGACAAAGGGTTCCAAGCCGAAGTGGAAGCGACCATGAAGGACTTGCAACAGAAACTCCAGATCAATCTTAGGGATGCTCAGCAATTTGATTCACTGCTCCGTACTGCCTGTACTGCTGTGCGTGGAAAACGAGGCTATGAAAAAGGCCAACGTGTCCAGGCCGAGACAAAGGCAGCCGGGCAGGTAGCTATGCGTAGCATGGCCACCGGTCAGGGTAGTGAACATGGGGTTGAGAAGTCAGAAGCGGATACGATCCGAGAAGGGATCTTGAACGTAGCTAACTCACCAAGATCCAATTCTATTTTCTAAGAGGCACTAGATGGCAACCATTGCAACGATCAAAAACTCTACCAATACCAGCACCAATGCGCTGAGTATGAAGATTGATGTCTCTGACATCATCTATCAGATTGATGATGAGAAGGGCAACCGTTCCCCTCTCACCGTTCTTACTGCCCGGGCGCAGAAGAAAGCAGCCACGAACCCCAAGTTCCAGTGGCTTGAAGATAGCATGACCCCGAGATGGGATCAGGCTAACGGAACCGTTACCGCCGGTAGCGCTACCGTTGTCGTAGACAACGTTGGCTACTTCCGTGTCGGTGACATTGTGAAGATCCCCAGCACCGCCGAAGTGGTTGAAGTCACGGCGATCACTGCCACGACTTCCACCCTGTCCATCACTCGTTCCATCGGAGATTCCGGTGGTACGGCTGCTGCGACCATTCCGGACAACGGACCGCTGGTCATCATCGGCAATGCCAACGCTGAAGGCGCAAGCAAGCGTGGTATCCTGACGACCGCCCTGGACGAGAAGTACAACTACACTCAGATCATCCGCACTCCCTTCGGTGTGACCGAGACGTATGCCAACTCTGACACCTATGGTGGCAAGGGCCTGGACTACGAACGGAAGAAACACATGCTGGAGCATCGTGTGGATATTGAGAGAGCCTTGCTCTTTGGAGAACGTGCGATTGATACCAGTGGTACTCATCCCAAACGGTATACCGGTGGGCTGCTCTACTGGATCACCACCAACCTCAAAGATGCTTCCGGCACTCTGACCGAGTCTGAGTTTGAGGATTTCCTGGAGACCGGGTTCGCCTATGGCTCTACCAAGAAAGTCCTGTTCGCATCTTCCAAGGTGATCTCGGCCATCAATTACTGGGCCAAGGCAAAACTTCAGATGTTCCCGAAAGATAAGACCTATGGCATCGCTGCCATGCAGTATCTCTCGGCACATGGTGAAGTCATCGTAGTCCGTCACAACCTGCTGGAAGGTGCCACCTATGGTGGCCAGGCTCTCCTGCTGGATCTGGACTATGTGAAGTATCGTCCTCTCAGCAACCGGGATACCAAGCTGATCACAAACATCCAGACCCCGGGTGATGATCAGGTCATTGACGAGTATCTGACTGAGGCTGGTCTTGAAGTGAACGTTGAGAAAGCCCATGCACGGCTCTACGGCGTTACTTCCTACTCTGCATAACTTATGGGGGGCGGGCAACTTCCCGCCCCCATTAGTTTTTACGAAAGGTTTATCATGGCAACTTTCCAGTCCCGGTATCCTCAGCTCAAGATCGTACTCATTCCCATGACCCACACGTACAACCATGCTGGCTTCCCTGAGCATAATGCAGGGCAGTACGTCCAGTTCACCGATGGGTACTATGAGACGAAGAACAAGGACATCATCAATTTCCTCCGGCAGTACAATCCTGCCATCATCACGGAGATCCCTGATGAGACACCAGAAGCTCCGCTACCGAGAGCGAAACGCAAGCTAGTAACCGGCTCCCGCAATTCATTGACCGGAGCAGTCAAGGCAGAACCCCAAAACTAATTACAAGGATTTCCGTAATGGAAACCGAACCCCAGAAAACACCACAGTTGTTTATTGGTTGTCCTGTATACAAGGATCTTCCCCTTGAATGGGTAGCTTCACTTCAGAAGCTGATGAACAGCAGGCCACCGTATGTGATCATTACCAATTATTTTCAGTCCTGTCTCGTCCATTACTCACGCAATGAGATCGTCAAGAACTTTCTCGCTCGTGATGGATGTGACTACCTCATGTGGATTGACGCTGATATGGTTTACGAGCCGGAAGACATTCAGAAGCTCTGGGACCACAAGCTGGACATCGTAGGTGGCCTTTATGTCAAACGCAAGCCACCGTATCATCCGACCCCTGGATACTGCAATGCCAAGACCAAGTGGAAGGTTCAGGGTATCGGCAAGTGGGATGAGGACAAGATGACAGAGGTAGATTTTCTGGGGACAGGTTTCATGATGGTACACCGCAGGGTGTTTGAGAAGATGAAGGAACCCTGGTTTGAATACCGAAAGTACAAAGATGGGTACATGCTGGGAGAAGATACGACCTTCTGCGTGAAGGCGAAAGAAGCTGGCTTCAAAGTCTGGCTAGATCCATCCATACAGGTAGGGCATATAGGATCGTACATCTATACGCCCCTGGATTATCTAGCCATGAGAAAGGCGATGGAAGATGAGCATACTACTAGATCGCAGCCCGTTCTCAGTCCCGGGTGATCAGGGGGCAACCGGGTATACAGGATACACAGGAGCAGGAGCAACAGGGTACACCGGGTATAGTGGCTACACCGGGTATACAGGACCAGTCAGTACGGTCACCGGCTACACTGGCTACTCCGGGTACACCGGATACACTGGTGCTGCCAGTACCGTAACCGGCCCTATCGGTGCGACTGGTTACTCTGGATACACTGGCTATACAGGAGCAGCCTCTACCGTTACCGGGCCAACCGGCTTCACTGGGGCTACTGGGTATACCGGTTACTCAGGGTACACTGGTCCCGCGTCTACCGTCACTGGTCCGACTGGATATACAGGGAGAACAGGGTACACAGGTTACACCGGCGCAGCCAGCGCTGTCACCGGCCCTACTGGGCCAATAGGTGCGACTGGATATACAGGATACTCGGGCTATACAGGCCCCGCTTCAACCGTGACCGGACCTACTGGGTATACCGGTAGGACCGGGTACACTGGGTATACTGGATCGGCGAGTACAGTGACAGGCCCTACCGGGGCTACTGGATATACAGGTTACACTGGGGCAGCGTCCACCGTAACTGGACCTACTGGTGCTACCGGCTATACCGGCTACACTGGATCGCAAGTCACAGGCTATACAGGATATACAGGTGCGAATAGCACGGTCACTGGCCCAACTGGTACCACAGGATACACTGGGTACACTGGCCCTGCTTCCACCGTCACCGGGCCGACAGGCGCTACTGGGTACACTGGAAGAACAGGGTATACCGGATACACTGGAGCAGGTGGAGCCGCCAGTACAGTCACCGGCCCGACTGGGTACACAGGAAGGACTGGATACACAGGCTATACTGGGGCAGGCGGTGCTGCCGGAGCAACCGGATATACAGGCTATACCGGAGCAGCAAGCACGGTTACTGGCCCGACAGGGGCGACAGGGTATACCGGCAGGACTGGGTATACCGGGTACACAGGACCGCAGGTGACTGGCTATACAGGATACACCGGGCCTGTTTCTACTGTTACTGGACCTACTGGTTATACAGGCTATACAGGGAGGACAGGCTACACTGGGTATACCGGGGCATTTGCAACTGGGTATACAGGGTACTCGGGCTACACCGGCTATACTGGTCCGGCCCCTGCTACTCTTGAAAAACTTAGTGCCTATGCCTCAAGTGAACAAACAGACATCACTGCGAGTACACCGACTAAGGTAGTGTTCGGTACAGAGAACTACGATACAGGGGCAGACTTTGCCACGTCTACCTATACCGTTCCGTCAACAGGCTACTATAGGATCACGGCTCAGGTAGCATGGGATGATGTTGGTACGTTCCCTTGTTATATTTGGATTTATAAAAACGGAGTTGAATTAGCAAGAGCGCAAGGCATTACTACTGAAAGAAGAATGACCATGAACATAGCCTATACTGCGTATCTTGAAGCAACAAATACGATAGAGATATACGCACAGGCTAACACGACCGGCAATGTGGCAGATATTGAATCAGGGGCAGGACGTACATTTGTCTGTATTGAACAGATCTAATTATTTATGAGGGTTTGGTATGAACTTCTCCGTAGTCGTGATCGCCAAGAACGAGGCGACAACATTGCCAAAGCTGGTCAACAGCTTGGCTGACTTCAAAGCCAGAGGCGGTGAGATCATCGTCCTGGATACCGGCAGCACTGACGATACCGTGCAGATCGCTACCAACCTCGGTTGTAAAGTAACTAGAGTCGGGGACAAGTACACGGAGAAGATGACCCCGGAACAGGTCAAGGCTATCAATGAACGGTTCGTGGTAGGAGATGAAGCTTTGATCGTGAATGAAGGTGATACCTTTTTCAACTATGCTGCTGCCCGGAACCACGCAGCGTCACTCGCTTCAAATGACATGGTGTCCATGCCAGACTGCGATGAGATCTTCACCCGACTGGATGTAGACTATGTCCAGGATGTGATCGCCCAGGGCTTTGAACAACTGGAGTTCAACTTTGTCTTTGCCCATGACGGATTAGGGAACGAGTCCATCAAGTTTATGCAGTGCAAGTTCTACGACAGGCGCAAGCTGCACTGGGAAGGGATCATACATGAGGTACTGCAAGGCGAAGCCAAGCGTACCTTCCTTCCGGAAGACAGATTCAAGATAGAACACTTCCAGGAAGACAAGCCGGAACGAAAGCGGTACCTGGCTGGGTTGGCCCTGGATTGTTTCTCACACCCGGACAATGACCGCAATTCCCACTACCTGGCTCGGGAGCTGCTTTGGTCTGGCAGGCCCAAGTCTGCCATCAAAGAGTTTGAACGGCATATCGCTATGGACCGCTGGCCAGCCGAGAGAGCGCAGTCCATGATCTTCATCGGTGACTGCTACGGTATGCTGAAAGACCAGGGTAAACAGATTGAATGGTACCTGAAAGCCTTCGCTTTGGATGGCACACGGCGTGAAGCCTTGATGAAACTGGCCTTTGTTTACAAGGCCAGGGATGATAAGCACCACGCTGCTGCCTATGCCGGAGCTGCACTCCAGCTCCCCTGGGATAATTTGTACATGAACGATCTGTATTATTACACCTCAGCCCCGCATGAAGTCCTGTACTGGGCAAGAGGTTGGATGGGTGATGTGGACGGTGGGCGTGAGCATTTGACGAAAGCATTAGAATACTGCTTCAACAGTAACCGGTACCTCCATGATACCAAGTACTATTTTGAGTACCCGGACCAGGGCATTGAGGGTTGGATGACCTTCCCTGAATTGACCTGGCTATTTGAAACTGCCAAGAAGATGACCTCCATCGTGGAGATCGGAAGCTGGTGTGGTCGCTCTACCCATGCCCTGCTCTCAGGCTGCAAAGGCAAAGTGATCGCAGTGGATACGTTTGAAGGTACTCCAGTTCCGGGTGACTGGACCTATCAGCAGGGTATCCCGATGGGAGTGTATGAAAAGTTCAAGCAAAACGTAGGCCACTTCCCGAACCTGGAGATCATGAAGATGACTTCCAAGGAAGCTGCCGAGAAGCTGAAGGGCCAGAAGTTTGACATGATCTTCATTGACGCAACCCATACCAAGGAAGGTGTGCTGGAAGACATAGCCCTCTGGCGTGATAAAGCCAAGCTGATAATCAGTGGGCATGACTACAAGGACACGATCTGGATGGGGGTACAGGATGCAGTGGATGAATCCTTCGGTACGATAGACGGCGTAGCTGATACGATCTGGCACAAATACGTGCAGAAGCCACTGGTCAGTATCATCATCCCTACCCTGGGCAGAGGTGATAAGTTCCGTAGACTGCTCAAGCTGATCAAGGAGAATGCTGGGTACGATAACTACGAGATCATAGTCAAGCACGATCAGTTCCCTCCAAACAATACTGGCGTTCCCAAGCTGGTGAAGCAGATGGTAGAGGAAGCCAAGGGCGAGCTGGTCATGTACCTGGGTAATGACTGTATGCCCCGGAAGGACTTCCTGCAGAAGGCCGTCTTCCGTATGATCCGTGAGTACCCTGACTACAAAGGACTCATCGGCCTGAATGACGGCTACTGGAAAGGCGAGTTTGCTACGCACTGGCTGGCAGGTAAGGCATTGCTCCCTGCCCTGGATGGTGAGTTCTTCCACACCGGGTACTACCATACCGGTTGTGACAATGAGCTGACTGAACGCTGCAAGCTGATGAATGCCTACACTTGGGCCGAAGAAGCTGAGGTTTTCCATGACCATCCGATACAGGACGGCTTCAAGGAACAGCTAGACCCGGTCTACACCCTGGCCTACAAAGCTGATCGTGTAGCTCATGACCATGCGCTTTACAAGGAACGTGCTGAGAAGCTGGGGTTCGCCTTCAAGGAAAACTTCCCCTGGGTACAGCGTATCCCGAAACGTATCTTCACTATCTGGCTTGGCAATGAGATGCCTGAGCTGGTCAAGCGTTGCATAGAAAGCCAGAAGATCCCGGGGTACGAACATGTCCTGATCACTGATGACAACGCCTTCCGGGATTGTCCCTACATGCAGCAGGCTATGGCTTCAGACCGCCACAATAAGTGGGTGAAGATGTCTGACTATCTGCGGATGTATTACATTTACAATGAAGGTGGAATATACTTGGATGCGGACGTGGAGATCCTGCCCGGGAAGAACTTTGATGAACTGCTCAAGCATGGGATGTTCGCAGCCACAGAGAACAATGGCTTCATAGGTTCTGCGGTGTTCGGGGCCTGCAAGGGCCAGCCGTTCATCAAGGATTGGATAGACCATGTGGTGCAGAACTTTCGGGGCGATGACGAGAAGAACTTTGAATCCTCAATGGAAGTACTGACCAAGGGATACCACGAACTGGGTTTCAAGATGGATGACTTCAAGCTGCTCAGCCCTGACTATTTCTATCCGTATGATCACCAGGCGAATACGGAGAAGGTCACAGAGAACACGATAGTCAAGCACCACTTCCTCAAATCATGGGTAAAGGAGAAGCAATGATACTCTCAGCATTCTTCACAGACGAAGGCTCACCGGCTACCGGCCTGGTTCCCACTATCTCAGTCTGGAGTTTGAATACCAGTACGAAGATCGTGGACGCTGCCAACATGACGGAAGTAGGGGAAGGGTTCTACAAGTACGACTTCACCACATACGATCCGTCTGTTCCCTACACCTTCATAGCTGACGGTGGGGCTGGTCTGGCTACTATTGAACGCTACCGGATGGGCTGCAATGATGGAGACCAGACACAGTACTCTGCCGTGGCCGGATCTATGGGGGAAGCTATGGTGGCCTTTGCCAAAGGCAAGTACCATTTCAATAAGATTTCAAAGGTAGAGACGCTATACCGTGAGGATGGTACAACGGTCGTTACTACCCGGACAGTAGTAGATTCACCTACGGAGATCAGCAAGTCATGATAGAGCATAGAGGTATCAGCATGTTGTGCATGGGCAATGTCACCCAGGAGCAGGAAGACAATCCTGATTCACTGGGTTGGCTTGACCAGGATGCCGGTATCAACATTGACGTTCTGGCAATGGCGACCTATGGCATGGCCAGCAATGTGCTGTTGCTTGACAGGTGGCTGGAGCCAATTCATACTGATAGTGATGAAGTCACCACGGCCTCGTGGGCAGACACTGACAGTACGACAAGCGCTACCTGGCAAGACCAAGACGCTACTGATTCCTCAAGCTGGACTGACGCTGATCAGACCACCTCACATACTTGGAACTAGGAGCGTTCTATGAACTTGCAAGAAATGAGAACTTTCATAACGGACTACATCGGTGAGACGATCACCGGTTTCCGTACTACTGCCCAGCTCAACAACTGGTGCAATGGCGTTTACCGCAAGATCATCCGTGGCAGGAACGACTGGAACTGGATGACCGTTACCAAGACGATCAGCCTCCAGACAGGGGTTACTGCGTACAAGCTGCCGGATGACTGCCTTCTGATCAAGGAAGTCAAGGTAGATGGCGACACCTTCCTGGGTATCAATTACCATGAAGTGCCGTTCTACGAATCAGGTGGGCATTACTTCTACGTCCTGGGTACTGACCAGGGTGACCGCTACCTGCATTTGCTGGAGACTCCTTCGGCAGATGGTACGAACAACCTGAGTATGATCTACCTGTTCTCACCTCCGGAGATGGATGAGGACACGGATTCACCTTTATTCCCTACGGTATTCCATGACATCATTCCTACCTTTGTCTGCTATCTAGCGACCCGGAAGGAAGATGATCCGGTCAAAGAAGAATACCTGAAGGAATACTCGGATGGTATGAAACGCCTGGTATCCTGGGATCGCACCAATGGTGTCTCCGGGTACAAGGCTTCGGACAGGTTCATCCCCTACACAGATGCAACTCAAGCTGAAGATTACAGGGACAACTACTAATGCCCAGGTATGAGCAAATCCAAGTATTCAAGAACTTGATGCACAAGGGTTTCTCCAAGATGACCCTCGGCGCTCATTCCAATTCCAATCCGATTGAGATCAAGGATGATGAACTGTCTGACTGCCTGAACGTGATACCGGAAGCTGAGGGTAGACTGCGTACCAGGCGTGGATATACAGCCAATGGCAATGACCTGGGGACTGATCCGATCCATGAGATCATCCATTTCAAAACTGAGACCGTAGATAAACTGATGTGCGTAGCTGGGGCTAAGGTCTATGTCAAAGCCTACAGCGATACGAGCTGGGGTACAGAGATACTCTCCGGCCTGACCTCCGGTCCTTGTGACCTGATCCAGGCATTCAATCATATCTACTTCTGTAATGGCGTAGACAAGCCACAGAAGCTCAATGAGACTGCCGGTGCTGACTTGACTGAGGACGTAGTGGACGAGCTGATCGCTACTGGCGATGCAGTGACCAAGACTTTTGGAAGTACGTTGGCGGCTCCCATACTGAAAGCAGACACGTTAGAGATCGCTGATGACGTGGAGACCTTCAGCGACAATGGCGATGGTACACTGACTGGTGACGCTGGAGGCTCAGGTACGATCAATTACACCACTGGTGTTTACGAGGTTACCTTCAATGCCGCACCCGCCACTGGTAAAGGTATCTACGCCAGCTATACTCGGTATCCTCCCATTTTTGATCACTTGTATTTCTGGAAGAACAGGATATGGGCTAGCGTTGGGAGCCGCCTATATTACTCTGCTTCCGGTGGGGATGAGTTCACGGTCGCAGCCGGTGGGGGGTTCATAGATATTTACGCTCAGGATGGTGACGACATCATAGGCTTCGCCATCATGAACGATAACCTGTTCGTCTTCAAAGAAGACAAGATAGCCAGCATCACGATTGAGGTTACCAGCACCACGACCTACATGGTGCCAAAGACCGTGCGTGAGCAGATAGGTTCCTGTGCTACCAAGTCAATCGTGTCTACTGAGAACAACATCTTCTTCCTGGCCCGGGATGGGCAGGGTGGATTCAAGATCTGTTCTCTCGGCATGGAGCCGAACATGCTGGAGAAGATGCGGATAGACAATATCAGCGAACGAGTAAAGGACAAGCTGGATGCTATCTCCGCACCGAACGTACATCTGGCCTATGCCCAGGTAGCACACAACGGCTACTACCTGTGCTACCCCACCACGACCTATAACAACCGTGCCGTCTTCTATGACCTGCAGTACCTCGGGCTGTTCCCGATGAGTGGCTTCAATGCTACCTGCATGAAGATCGTACAGGATACTGGTGGAGCAGAACACCTGATATTCGGTACGAACAGTGGGCAGATGCACGTTTTTGATTCAACGTATAGCGACAACGGTACTCGGATTGAGTCATGGATCCTAACCAAGCAGTACCATATTTCAGAATACATTACTGCCAAACTTTGGCGGTTCATAGACGTATACCTGCAGAATGTACTCGGTGACCTGACGATAGATATTTACACAGATGGTGTGCTGAGAGACAGCATGGTATATAGTGTAGGTGGACAGGTCGGTGTAGCTGGTATCGGTGTATCCATGATAGGCGTGGACATGATAGGGTACAGCTCCGGAACGCAGACTACCACTGAGGAATCAATACGCATGAGGATCAGCCGAGGATATGTAGGGCGTACCTGCCAGATCAAGCTGGCGAACGTAGCCAACGGAGAACACTTTGACTTCCTGGGTATGGGCTTCTGGTACAGACACCGCAACCAACGAGCGTTTGATAAAGACCTAACTTTTGGAGGGGAATAATGGCAATCAACCACATTGAAGATTTTTTCTCCACTACCCTCAGTAGTGGGATCACAGCCGGGGCGAACAGCATGGTACTGGTGGCAGCGCCAACCAGCTATCCTTGCTACCTGGTACTGGATGCGACTGATGCTACCCTCCGAGAGATCGTCAAGGTATCAAGCATCGCAGGTACTACCTGTACGCTTGAGACCAGAGGGGTCGGGTCTACCTCGGCTGGCGCACATAGCGCCGGATGTGCCGTCACCATGAACCCGGTGTCTAGTCTCTGGACAGACCTGGATACTGCGATCACGTCCACGACTGTTGGGCATGACCATGATGGTACGGACAGCAAGTTCATAGACAATCTCGGTATCAAGCTCTTGAATGACGGATACCTGCTCGGGCTGAACAACGCCGGGGATGACACGGTCAACATCCTCAAGGTGAACGCCTCAGATCAGGTGGAGTTTGGTGCTGCGGTAGCAGTTGGGGCCTATGACTTCTTCGTGGATACTGACACCTTTTTCGTAGATGCTTCTGAGAACAGGGTAGGCATAAACAAAGTACCTACGCAGTATCCTTTGGAAGTGACGTACGACACCATTGCTGCTGCCTTCTACGGTTCAGGAGATACCGGGACCGCCTATGTGAATATCAATGCTATGCCCGGAGAGGCTACTGATGAAGTGATCTTCAGGATCTTCAGGTCAACAGAGACCTCCGGAGATACCTCAATCCAGGTATACAAAGGTAATAACAGCACTACCGTAAACCATAGGTTGTATGGCCAGGGTGGTGATTCCTCTCTCTGTATTGATAACGGCATACTCACTATCGGCTCAATGTCTGGCAATGCCAAGATGACCAGAGGATTGACCATTGATCAGAAGGCCTCTGATGATGAGATACTGGCCTGCAAATCATCTGATGTAGCTCAATCCTTTACTGACTATGCGGAAGCAGATACCTACGGATCATTCCGTAAAGCCGCTGCTACTACCGGGGGATTGGATATCCGGGCTTTTTCTGAATCAGCTATCACTTTTCAGTTTGGTGCTTATGCTGCTGGATCATTGGGAACCACAAAGACAACCTCTGGCCGTGGCGTATTTGAGATGGCAGCTTACTACACGGATGGTAGCACCGGAGTGACTGACTGTGGTGCAGATGCAAACCTCCTTGTCCTGAGGAACAATGCCACCACCCGGCACATCTTTGATATTGACGGTGACTACAAAGCGTTCGGAGCGATCTCGGCAGTTGACTCAGTATCCTGGGGTAGCAATGCAACATCTACTGTAGCTAAATGCAGGGCATATTCCAGTAGCGAACAGACCGACATAACTGATGCTACGCCGACCAAAGTGGTATTCGGTACTGAAGAATATGACATTGGTAGCAATTTCGCTACGTCTACTTTTACAGCTCCAGTAGCCAGCTATTACCGTATAACAGCCCAGGTAGCCCTGGATGATGTGGTTGACTGTCCATGCTATTTGTTCATATACAAGAATGGGGCTGATCTCTGCCGAGCGCAGAGTGAAGGTGATGAGCGTAGACGGACCATGAACATATCAACCACTGCCCTATTAGCAGCAGAAGACACGATAGATATTTACGTCCAGGCTAATACTGGGCCAGCCCCCGCTGCCCAGGCTGACATAGAAACTGGCGCAGGCCGGACCTATGTCTGCATAGAAATGATCTAATTATCTCTCTAAGGAGAAAGCAATGAAGGTACAGTTCAAACCGATTATGACCTACAAAGACACCGTATTCCAGGCAGAAGACATGGAGAACGGTAAACTGGTCAGTCGTGATTTGACCATGAAGGAAGTGTTTGTCAATTCCTTGAACTACCGGGACCAAGGTGAGAAGCAGTCACCGTCAGAAGCCATGAAGATCTGGGCTACCTCCATGAAGATCATGGCGGCTACGGACTCGGTAGACCTGGAGATAGATGAGATCAAAAAGATCAAAGACAATCTGCCTAAAGCGTACCGCCCGGTCATTGCCGGTCAGGTCATATCTTATCTGGAAGGTCTTACTGTAAAGGAGAAAGACGATGGCGCTAAATAGTCTCGTGGATGGATTGAAGTGGTCACAGCCAACCCCCAGGCCGATGATGCCAAAGCGGCCAGTGCAACCTGGACGTAGTTACACGATGGCTCTCATCCCTCGTGGGGATGGTACCTTCTGGACAGATGGCAGCAGAACGAATGTCTACAACCCGAATGCACCCCGGCCAGTAGCCCCGCCTCGTATGCCTCAGCCGGTCATTAATCCTCAGATGCAGAAAGCTATGGTAGACCAGCAGATGCAGAAGGCCATGATGGATCAGCAGATGCAGCAGAACATGATCAACCAAAGGTTGTCAGGTATGCGCCAAGCCTTTACTCGGTAGGGACGATGAATATGGAAAACACTGAAGTCATTCTGACCGCCATAGCGCAACTGGGAATAGCCGGGATCTTTGTCTGGCTCTACATTGGGAAAGATAAACAGACCTGCGAATTACAGGAGAAGCTGTTGACCGTGATCACTCGGCAGACAGAGATGAACGGTGAATTGAAAGGTGTCATTGAGAAGAACACCGCAGTAGCAGACAGGACCTTGACGGTCACTGAAAGAGTTTATGACGAACTCATTAAGACGAGGAACAAACAATGAGTAGCGACCTGCTGCGGTGGTTCATCCTGACCCTCAACATTTTCAACCTGGTCCCGGTAATGCTCCTGGTTATCATGCTGGTACAGGAGAGACGACTGATCAAGGAAAAGCAGAGGAAGACACTGAACATTCTGCTGGTCTTACTCATCGCCACCATAGGTATCAGATCAATTTTACAGGTCGTGACCTACTCCATGCGTATCATGGACATGGGTCTTGACCAGAACACTATCAACTGGACCACCCTTTGTAATACTGTTTTGATGACGGTCACAAGCTGGAGTTTCTTCCTTTTCGTCAACCATTTGAATAGACCTCAGTGATGGTACTTCAACGATAAAATGAAAGGCTAGAGCGATGGGTAATTTTTTCAACAATTTCGTGAGTGGTGTAAAGAACATCGCTACTGGCATAGCTAGCCTTTTTGATGGTAGTGGTGGCGGTGGTGGGCAAGCTACCGGATTAGGTAGCGGAGCTGGAGCAGACCAGGCACCAGTCATGCTTGACGGTGGGAACTGGGGTACGACCTCAGTAGATACCAATGGTCAACTGATGACACCCGACCCAGGGCTAGGTGTATCAGGAAATGGATCAGCCACTTCTGGATTCGTTGGGGGTGATCTTCTCCCTGCGGTCCCGGATGTTGATCTCGGTACCAGTATGAATGTGAATGGGTATGAACAGCCATTGACCAATCTGCAAACACCGCCTCAGGTCGTTGACCAATCAGGAGGTGGGGCAGGATCTACCGCATTAGCAGATACCGGCAGTGGTGGCACGAGTGGTGGCTATACCGGGATGTCTGTTTCTGACATCATGTCTCAATTCAGCACTACCCCGGCTGAAGTATCGCTCACTGATCCGATGATTGAAGCCTTTGCCAAGCTGGGTAAATACCAGCTCGGTCTATCTGAGGATGAGATCAATTCCATCTTCGCAGATCCAGAGCAAAAAGCTGCTGCTATGCAGATGGTGAGAGACCAGATAGGCAAGGGTGGGCTGGTGGATGACGTACTGAACTACGCCAAGGCTGGCTGGTCACTGGACCAGATCACCGGGGCTTTGCTCCCGACCTTTGCCAAGAGTCAGGAAGGTGAGTACAACACACAGTACGGCGCTGCCTATGACAAGATGGTGGCTCCGCTTACCGGAACGTTCAATACTGCCTACGATCCCTTGATAGAAGGTATCCGTGGCAGAGAGAAGCTCATCAATGACAGTACCGCTAATCAGTCAAAGACCATAGGGGATACCTATGACTACCTGGAGATAACGCTTCGGAACAAGCTGGAGTCTGCCAAGAACAACAAGGACCTGGAAGAAGCCAGGATGGATAGGGAGACTGCAGACTTCCTCGCTGAGCTGAACCGTACCCGGGATGCCAAGGTGCGTGACCTGGAGATCCAGAACAAGCAGGTCAGTGACTCGTACAACTACGCAGTCGTGGATGCCAAGGAAGCGCAGAAGGCTATGTGGAAGCAACAGCGTAACGTCTTTGGTAACCTGGGTATCATGGGTTCCTCTGAGTTCATGCAAGCCAAGGCCGGGGCTGATGTGAAGTTCAACATCTCACTGCAAAAGTTGCACTCTGAGAAGATCAATGCGATCACGCAGATAGAGAATGCCAAGCAGGATACCTACGACCGGGTCATGAACATGACCAAGGAGATGAACAA